AGACCCGATGGCACATGGATGACCTAACTGGGCGCGTAACCAAGGATATGGGGCAGAATGAGCTAGCAGATCAGTACAATATTGTAGAATTTCCTGCAATTTTGGACATAAAGGACGAAGAATCAGGCGAATACACGCAAAAACCGCTATGGCCTGAGTTTTTTGGGTTAGATGCGCTGCTCAGAACCAAGGCATCTATGCCTACTTTCCAATGGAACGCCCAGTATCAGCAGGAACCTACCGCAGAAGAGGCTGCACTCATAAAACGTGATTGGTGGCAGGTGTGGGAGCACGAAGACCCGCCTCAGTGCGAGTACATAATCATGTCACTGGACGCAGCAGCAGAGACGCACAACCGCGCTGACTACACAGCACTTACTACGTGGGGCGTGTTTATGAATGACGATGTAGATGCGTACAACATAGTGTTGCTCAACAGCATAAAGAAGCGCCTAGAGTTCCCAGAGCTAAAAGATTTGGCAATGGAGGAGTATGCTGAGTGGGAGCCAGATGCATTCATAGTGGAGAAGAAGTCCGCAGGTACGGCGTTGTATCAGGAGATGAGGCGCATGGGACTGCCTGTATCTGAGTATACCCCTCATAGGGGATCAGGTGATAAGCTGGCACGATTAAACTCAGTAGCTGATATTGTAGCAAGTGGTATATGCTGGGTTCCCGAAACGAGGTGGGCAGAAGAAGTAGTTGAAGAAATCGCAGGGTTTCCATTTATGAGCCACGATGACTTAGTTGACTCCACGGTCATGGCGCTCATGCGCTTCAGACAGGGAGGGTTCATACGCCTACCGACAGACGAGCCTGAGGGACAGCGGTATTTCAAACAACGTAGAGGCGGGTACTACTAATGGCTATTGAGAAAGGATTGTATGCTGCCCCTGACGGCATTGAAGCAGAGGCTGCAAAAGAAAGTGCGCTTGAGATTGAGATTGTAGATCCAGAGATGGTGACAATGCGCGACGGCAGCGTAGAGATCACGCTGATCCCTGACGCTGATATTGGCGATGTTGTAGAGTTTGGCGGCAATATCGCGGATGCGATGGAGGAGAGCGATCTTAACGGGTTGGCTGATGACCTGATTAGCATGGTCGAGGCCGACGTACAGAGTCGCAAAGACTGGGCAGATACATTCGTCAAGGGTCTTGATGTACTCGGCTTCAAGTATGAAGAACGCAACGAGCCGTGGGAAGGTGCGTGCGGTGTGTACTCTACAGTCCTTGCTGAAGCGGCCATACGCTTTCAAGCAGAAACTATGTCTGAGACATTCCCTGCTTCTGGCCCTGTAAAAGTAAAAGTCCTTGGAGAAGATACCAAGGATAAGGAAGAAGCAGCACAGCGCGTAAAAGCTGATATGAACTATGAGCTTACCGAGCGCATGGTGGAGTACAGGCCCGAGCACGAACGTCTGCTATACAGCCTTGGCTTGGCTGGCAGTGCGTTTAAGAAAGTTTACTTTGACCCTAATCTTGGCAGACAGGTAGCCCTGTACATACCGGCAGAGGACGTGGTTGTACCGTACGGCGCGTCTAATATAGAAAGTGCAGAACGTGTTACGCACATCATGCGTAAGACCAAGAACGACATTAAGAAGTTACAGGCAGCAGGATTCTACAGAGACGTAGACCTTGGTGATCCGCAGCCATACCACACAGACATTGAGGAGCGTAAAGCCGAAGAAGGCGGCTACTCAATAACTGACGATGACCGCTACGCTGTGTACGAGATTCACGCTGACTTAGTGATTGACGGTGTAGATGAAGAAGACGGCGATGAAGAGAGCCAAATAGCTAAACCTTACGTCGTCACCGTTGAACGTGGCTCGCAGGAAGTATTGGCTATCCGTCGTAATTGGAACGAAGAAGATTCACTGATGCTCAAGCGTCAGCACTTCGTACACTACGCATACGTGCCGGGGTTCGGGTTCTACGGTCTAGGTCTGATCCACATCATAGGGGGGTACGCTAAAGCGGGTACTTCCATCATACGACAGCTTGTGGACGCAGGTACGCTGTCTAACCTTCCGGGCGGCTTAAAAGCTCGTGGGTTACGTATTAAGGGTGATGATGCGCCTATTGAGCCGGGAGAGTTTAAAGATGTAGACGTGCCATCAGGTAGCATCCGCGACAATATTATGACGCTCCCATACAAGGAGCCAAGCCAAACCCTACTAGCTTTACTTAATCAGATCACTACAGAGGGCCGTAGGTTAGGCGCTATTAGTGACATGAATGTTAGTGACATGTCCTCTAACGCTCCTGTGGGAACGACTCTAGCCATATTAGAGCGCACACTGAAGCCGATGGCGGCGGTACAGGCTCGTGTTCACTACGCTATGAAGCAGGAGTTTAAGCTACTCAAAGCGATTATGGCTGAGTATGCCCCTGCTGAGTATGCGTATGAGCCGTCACGAGGTGAAGTATCCGCCCGCGTATCAGATTACATGATGGTGGACGTGATACCCGTCAGTGACCCGAACAGTTCTACGATGGCACAGCGTGTGGTTCAGTACCAAGCAGTGCTTCAGATGTCACAGTCCGCACCTCAGATATACGATCTACCGCAGCTACACAGACAGATGATCGAAGTGCTGGGCGTCAAAAACGCAGACAAACTCGTGCCAATAGACGATGACGCGAAGCCTGCCGATCCGGTCAGCGAGAACATGGATGCCCTTATTGGTAAGCCGATGAAGGCGTTTATCTATCAAGACCACGAAGCGCATATCGCTACACACCAAGCGTTCATGCAAGATCCGATGATTATGCAGACGATTGGGCAAAACCCTCAAGCGAAGCCGATTATGGCTGCGCTACAGGCGCACATTGCCGAGCACCTTGGCTTCAACTACCGCAAGCAGATGGAAGAGAAGTTAGGTGCGCCACTCCCTGCGCCAAACGAAGAGCTACCAGAGCAAGTAGAAGTGCAGTTGGCTAGGTTGGTGGCTGATGCAGGCAAACAACTTACTCAGCAACATCAGCAGCAGGCCGCACAGCAACAAGCGCAACAGAAGGCGCAAGATCCTGTTGTACAGATGCAGCAAGCCGAGCTACAGATTAAGCAGCAAGAAGTGCAGCGTAAGGCCGCTAAAGACCAAACGGATGCACAGTTCAAACAACAAGAGCTACAACTAAAAGCGCAGAAAAACCAAGCAGACGCACTAATAGATGCAGAGCAGTTGAAGATTGAGCAGCAAGAGTTGCAGCTTGACGCGCAAAAAATGGGAGCGAAGTTAGCCGCAGACCGTCGCAAAGACAGTACAAAGCTAGACCTCGACTTACTAAAAACTATAAAAGATTCTAACAACAGAGGCCAATAATGGCTAAGACCGTCTTTGACGTGCTAAGAGAAAAAATCGAGTCCGATAGAGACTCTGCACTACAATTTCTAGGTGGTGGGGGAGCAAAAGATTTCTCCATGTACAAGGAAACCACAGGTTTAATTCGGGGTCTCGAAACCTGTCTGGGCTACGTAGAAGACCTCTCGCGTAATTTGGAGTATGGAGATGACTGATGTTGCACAAGCAACTGTTACTGAAGAAGAGTTTGAAGCGCAGCTACCCGTGCCTGTGGGGTATAGGGTGCTGATCGCTATGCCGTATGTTGAGGATACCTTTGAAGGTACTGACTTACTTAAATCCGTGACCACAAAAACACACGAACAAGTCATGTCGATCATCGGACTTGTGGTGGATGTGGGCGAGCAAGCCTATTCTGACACAGACCGATTCCCTACTGGCCCGTGGTGTAAGGAAGGGGACTATGTAATGTTTCGTGCTAATTCTGGCACTAGATTTTCCATAGAAGGCTCGGAGTATCGTTTGATGAACGATGATTCTATTGAGGCTGTTGTGCCAGATCCGCGCGGTGTTGAGAGAGTATAAGGAGTAAGTTATGGCGTTTCAAAAAGTAGAATTTTCGTTTCCTAGTGAAGAAGAAAAAGATGATGTGTTAGATGTGGAGGATTCCGGTGCAGTTGAAATCGACTTATCAGGTAAAAAAACCGCCGACGACTACACAGATACTCCTGACGAATCTGACGCAGAGGTGGAGTCTTCAGCGGAAGAGCTTGATATCGAAGTTGTTGACGATACCCCGAAGGCTGATCGTAACCGCAAGCCATCTGAACCACCGGCTGAAGTTACAGAGGAGGAGTTGGAAAACTACTCTGAAAAAGTACGCCAGCGAATTAAGCACTTCAGTAAAGGCTACCATGACGAACGCCGTGCTAAAGAGACGGCGCAAAGAGAGCGAGAAGAGTTAGAGCGTCTAGCGCAAAAACTCGTTGACGAAAATAAAGAGCTGAAGGGTAGTGTCAACAAAAATCAGGCTGCGCTGCTTGAACAAGCTAAGAAGAATGCAACATCAGATCTTGAGCACGCAAAACGTATGTATAAAGAAGCATACGAAGCAGGTGACGCAGATCGTGTCGTAGAGGCGCAGGAAGACTTAACTAGCGCCAAATTAAAAACAGACAAACTAAATAACTTCAAAGTGCCTTCTTTACAGGAAGATGAAATTGAGGTACAAAACGAAGAAGTCACCGAACCTATAACTCGTGACACTCGCGCAGAAGAGTGGAGGGATAATAACCCTTGGTTCGATAGTGATCCAGAAATGACAAGTTTAGCTGTAGGTTTGCACCACAAACTTGTAGCAGAGGGTATAAGCCCTACTAGTGACGAATACTACGAGCGAATTGACACTCGTATGCGACAGATATTCCCCGAAAATTTCGAGGATCTAATAGTTGAGGAGTCCAAACCGAAGCGACAGTCGAATGTGGTTGCCCCCGCTACGCGGAGCACAGCACCTAAGAAGGTGACATTAACGCAAACACAGGTAGCTCTTGCAAAAAGACTTGGAGTTCCGCTTGAAGAATACGCCAAACAGGTTGCACAAGAAATGAGGAATGGGTAATGGCTGAGAATAGAATCAAGAGAGACAATGAAACCCGCGAGGCAACTACTCGTAAGCGTTCGTGGCAACGGCCAGAGGTACTACCCTCGCCAAAGCCGCAGGAAGGCTATGAGTTCCGTTGGGTACGTGTGTCTACTCAGGGTCAAACAGACGCTACTAATGTTTCCTCAAAATTACGTGAAGGTTGGGAGCCAGTTAAGGCTGAAGATCACCCAGAGTTTGCATTAACCGACAAAGATGAAAGGTTTGAAGGTAATATCTTGCAGGGTGGTTTGTTGCTTTGTAAGGCTCCAACAGAGCTAGTTAAGGAGCGTAATGATTATTACGAAAACCAAACTAGATCGCAGATGCATTCTGTAGACAACAACCTCATGCGC